ATGGAATAAAGCTTTTATATAAAAATAGATGTTTCTCTCAAGCTAAATATTGTACATATATTCTCATTGATCAATTAGCATGGTTAATTAGTGTTTCAGAAACCCAAGTAAATATTTATTTTAAAAATTGGTTGAATAAGTATTTTATTAAACATTATCCAGAAATAACTGCAGAAGAAATTTGGGCATCACGAAATGGTATGCTTCATAATCATTCTTCTATTTCACGAGATATAGTTAATAAGAAAGTTTCTCGGCAACTATGGTTTGTGGATAATTTAAATCATCTAAATGACGTGAATACAGAATTTAACTCACCCGATTATTTTGTAGTTAATACTACACGTTTTCTTCAATTTGCTTTACTAAATGCTATCAATGAATTTATGAGTGATCTGAAGAGTGGTAACGTTCCAGATATGAATGATCTTGCTGAAAAGCTAGGGAAGCTATTGGCTGAAGTGAAACCTGATTGAGATATAACCGCCATTTTGGCGGTTTTTTTATGGGGAAATTTATGGGATGGAAGGGGAAAAAGCCAACTGATTTTAGTTTTGATGTGGCTAAAACGGCAGAGGAAAAGGTAAAGAAAATTACAATGGATGCTGTTCAATCTTTAGTTGTTTCAAGTCCTGTTGATACTGGCGCTTATCGTGCTTCTCATATCGTCTCAATTGGATCTGGTGACTATGGTGTACGTGGACCTGAAACTAATGCGGTGCAGGATGCAGCTCTTCAAGCCGTTAAGTTTAAGCTGGGTAATTTGGTCTACATACAAAACAATAAGCCATATGCTGAACGCTTAGAAAACGGCTGGTCTGATCAAGCGCCACAAGGTATTTATGGCCTCACGTTTAACTTTATTTCTCAAAAGTACGGTGGCTAAAATGGCAATGACTTTAGAGCAGACAAGGCAAGCTATTATTGATCGCATGCAAAGCTTTACGGGTATTGCTCAGGAACGGATTCAGTATCCAAATGCACCAGGCTTTACGGTGCCTAAAGAAGGTTTATGGTGCCGTTTAACGATTGCAGGTGGGCCGAGCTTTATTTCAGGCATTGCTGATAGTCCTTGTACACGCCGTACCGGTAATATCATGATTCAATGCTTTTCACGTCCCAATTCAGGAATAATGGAAATCACAAAACTGTGTGATGCTTGGCTTGCCCATTTTGAATATTACTCAATCGATCATCTAGAATGTTTAGAAGGACAATCAATTTTTGTCGGGCAAGATGCTGACTTCATTCAGTATAATGTGAGCATTGGGTTTAAGGTGAATTGATATGTCATGTATGCTGACTTTAGAAGAAATCGAAATTAAACGGCAAGAACTGGAAAGACATCTTGAAGATGTTATGTCTGTTGAACTTAAGAAGTGGCAAAGCGAAAACAAGCTATGTGTTTCCGATGTGAATATACGTTTGGCCAATGTGAATAGTCTTGGTGGAACTAAACATAATGTAGTTACTGGAGTAAGTGTTGATTTAGATTACAAACCTTAAATTACTTTAATTAAATGACCGCTAAGAAGCGGTTTTTTTTATGCCTTATTCACTACCACCTCATCGGTGGTTTTTTTATGTCTATAGGAATCACTTATGAGCAATTTTGTTTTTAAGCGTGGTGACACATTCAACTTAAATTTGCAGCTCGTTGATATGGATGACGCGCTGCAATATCCAGCCAATGATGTGCGTCGAGCGATTGATTTAACGAGATATACCTTTACTTCTCAAGTTAAAACTTTGGATGGAACCGCCGTAGCAACCTTGACTTGTGCAGTATTAAATCAGAGTACTCAAAAGGGGTGGCTGAATGTGAAATCAGGTGCAAGTACTGCAGCGTGGCCTTTGGGTCTGTGTCAGATGGATATCAAAGCTGTGGTGAGCGGTACTACTCAGCATACAGAAACTTTGACTTTTCAGGTAATTGACGGGGTGACTGCATAATGGCAAATCTTTTATTTAGATTTAGTTGGGACCACCGACCTTTTGTTTATAACTCATCTCAAGGTAAGCGGCAATTTATGCTGCCTTTTGCTTCGGGCATTCCAAACCTCACTCCAGACTGGACTCAAGTTACGGGCTTAGGTGCAGCGGCAACAAGAGGTGTTGGAGTAGAAAGCGGTAATGTAGCAGCTTATGGTTCTTATGGTTTATCTAACTTAGGTTATGGTGGATCTCCAACTTCAGAAGCCGGAAATGATATTGATGCTGGTTATAAAGCAGGGGGACAAAAGACTCGTTTTAAGAATGCACCCACTAGTATTTATACAAATCCCTATATAGCTGCTTATGCACCTTCTATCGTGGTTACTCGTGGAGAATTTACAGGTACGGAGTTATTTTTACCATATTACACCTCAACACGCGCCAATTGTATGGCTGTAATTGCATGGAATTATGTGCCATCCACTGACACTTTAAGTAAAGCAGAGCAAATCGTTTATACGAGCAAGAACAATATCGTTTATACGACCGATAACAGCGCGACCAGCGGCAAATTGGTTACTGTTGAGACTTCTGGCGAACTTCGCTCCAAGGGGTTCACTGTTGATTCGAACGGGGTTTACAAGGCAGCTTCACCGATTGCAAGACTATTTGCTGATTCACTTGAACTCAATGAAGATGCCTCAAAACAGCCGATTAACTTTGAAAAGTTAGGTACAGGTGACTACCTGATAAAAGGTTCTCTCGGATTTGCTAAAGAGGGCTGGTACATTGAAATGCCTAAAGATGCTAACGGTAATGTTCTTGTTGCTGTGTCATATGAGCAGCATGAAGATGGGGATATTGCAGTAAAAACCTACAAGAAAAAATTTGATATCGAAACAGCCTCAATTATTCCTGATTTCGATAATCCTGTAGATATTCCAGAAACTCGCTGGATTGATATTCGATTGCATGAAGAACCCGAACCAGAGCCTGAAGAACCGTTGAGTGAAACACCATTGGAGTTCCAGCCGACTAAATTATCTCAGGCAGTAGCTGCAGCCTTGAATGGTGTGGAACCGCCAGAGATCTCCGACACAGATGCAACATATTAAAAACCCGCAAATTTAGCGGGTTTTTTATGCCCATTTTTTATAACTGCCCGCTGATGAAGCGGGTTTTTTATGCCTAAATTTTGGAGAACCATAAATGAGTTCAGGCGCAAAAATTCGATTATATGCTTGTGAGGAAGCAGTTTTAGGAACTACTCCGGCAAATCCAGTCTGGTACACTGTTCGCCGTGTTACTGATAGTTTGACTGAAAACGTTACTACTGAAGATAGCAGTGAAGTAGTTGATTCACGTTTTCGCCAAGGTGCTGTAGTAACGGAAGCCGAAGTAACTGGTCAACTAGAGTTTGAATTATCTCTAGGTACCTTTGACTTATTCTTAAATGTTCTAGCATTCAACAACTGGGCTGGTAATGCTTTAAGTTTTGGTGGTGGAGTCCGTAAGTCACTTACCTTAGTAAAAGTCTTTGAAGATATTGGTCAAGTCTTTATTTATCGCGGTATTCAAGTGAATACAGGTGAAATGACGATCCAGACCACAGGCAAAATCACCGGTAACTTTGGTCTTGTAGGTAACTCATTTACGCGACAGCAGGTTAATCCTGTTACCAATCCTATTCCAGCATCGACTCGCCCTCTGGTGAGTATGCCGAACGTTGAAAAGCTACTTATTAATGGTCAGTCAATTCAAGGTAAAGCTTGTCTGCAGACACTCACCATCAACTTTAGTAATAATCTGGAAGCGATCCGTTGTATCGGTTCGGGCAAGTACACGCCTGAGTTCTACTTAGAAAAAATGATGGATATTGGTGTAAATGCCAATTTCATGTTTTCAGCAACATCTGCTGCTTGGATAGATGCCATTAAAACCCGTGATGTATTTACATTGACCTTTGATATTACAGACAGCAAAGGCAGTAAGTACTCGTTTAACTTCCCGCAACTTGAAGTTAAGGAAGCAAATCACCCGGATGGTGGTGGCGATGACATCATTACAATAGATATCAATTTTGCCCAAGTGCGTACTAGTCCAACGATTGTACGTGCTCTTGTGTAATCAACTTAATCAATAACAAAGCCTATGGAATCCCATGGGCTTTTTTATTTCTAAAAATTAGAGGTTGCTATGGCTTTAAAAGTCGGAATTATTAAAAGCTCGGATGTTTCTAAGTGGTGTGAATATAAAGGAACTGATGGACAGGTATTGGCAGAGTTCAAAGTCCGGGGTGTCGCGTATAAACCCTTTCAGGTAGCAATAGAGCGAGCAGGTAACCAGATCTCCTCTAAGGGTTATGATGTAATGGTCAAAGATGAAAACGCTAAGCTCTACCATGAGCTGTTGATGGATGCCTGTGCTGCTCATTTAATTGAAGACTGGAAGGGCGTGGTATTTGCCGAAATCGTAGCCGGTAAAACAGTGGAGTCCGAAAAACCTTATACACCTGAGAATGCTTCGAAATTATTGAATATGGGTGATATCGGCATTCAAATCTGGTTGTTCATTAAAGAGCAGGCCCAGAAGATTCAAGAAGAAGCCGACAAGGACAAGGCTTTAATTCTGGGAAAGTCATTGAGCTCTACAAATACCAAAAAACGTATGCGTCGAAAACGCCGCACGAAATCGAACAAATCAAATTCTTAGGTGGTCGTATTCCGGATCCACCAGAATATTCGTATGCGGCTGAATCTATTCTTTCGGCATTTAGCACTATTTGCAGATCTAGGCGTTATGAGCAGGGCATCCCGTTATCATTAGACCAGCAGGCAATCAATGTATATGCTGAGCATAATGATTTGCCCGTGGCTGCTCATATTTTTAATGACTGTATTATTGCTCTGGACAATCTATTTATTGAGGAATCACACAAAAAAATAAACTCAAAACAAAACAAAAAATAACTCTAGGGTTATTTACTATAAATAACTCTGGGGTTATAATTGCCTCAACAAGTTAATAAGGGAATGGTGTGAAAAGTCTGGATTTAATCAAAATGATTGAAGCAGACGGTTGGTACGAGGTTAGGGTTACAGGAAGTCATCATCACTTCAAGCACCCAACCAAAAAGGGGTTAGTAACAATCCCTCATCCTAAAAAGGATTTACCAAACGGAACTGTTAAAAGCATTTTGAAGCAAGCGGGTCTAAATTGACCCGTTGTTTCCCGACTTTAAATACCTTGCCCTTTGCAACTTACCATAACGCAGTGGGCGATATGTGTCATATGCCAAGGGCATGGAGTGTTGAGATGTTATATCCAATTGCAATTGAACGGGGATCAGATAACGAGGCATTTGGTGTCACAGTTCCTGATATACCTGGTTGTTTTAGTGCGGGTGATACACTTGAAGAAGCTATTGAGAATGTTAAAGAAGCTATTTCAGGTCATTTAGAAATTCTGGCTGAAGATGGTGAAGAAATTCCTGAAGCATCCGATTTAAGTACATATATCGATGATCCAGCCTATAAAGGAATGATTTGGGCTGTTACCGAGATCGATGTAAGTCGTTATCTCGGTAAACCAGAAAAAATAAATGTGACTTTACCCAGCAGATTAATCCGGAAAATTGATGATAATGTAGGTAAAGATAAAAGATTTAAAACCCGTTCAGCTTTTTTAGCAGCTGGTGCAGAGAAACTTTTACATGCATAGCTTGAATAATACGACCACCTTCGGGTGGTTTTTTTAACAATCACCAATCATATTTAAGTTATTCTAAATCATAGAAAAAAAGTCTAAATACCTATCAGATTGTA